TCACTTGTTCGCCCCGGTGATCCCGGCACGCAGGGTGCCGAGGCCGAGCGCGGCGAGGACATGGGTGAGCCAGTCGGACCCGACATCGACGCCGGGAACGTCGATCCCGAGGCCTTTCTCGACGGCGACGACAAGCACGAGCACGGCGGCGATGATGTAGGTGCGGTAGCCCGCACCGAACTGAAAAACGGCGTTCATGGATATCTCCTTGGTTGTAGTGGATCAGGCCTCGTTGACGGAGAGGCTTCCGCTCGCGGCGAGGGCGATGGGTCGAACGTTGGCGGGCTGGGCGCGATAGGCCGGGCGCCGCACCGCCACGAGGCGCTGCTTCGACAGCCTGGAGATCGTCACGCGATCGGATTGATTGCCGCCGAGAACGTGGAAGGCGCTGGCGTCGTGGCCGACATAGAGGCCGACATGCCCGCCACCCTTGCGCTTGAAGACGAGCACGTCACCAAGCGCTGCCGCGCCCTTGGGAACCGAGACGCCGAAAGACGCCCATTCCAGAGCCGCGAGATAGAGGCGCGGCGGATTGCGTTCGGAGCGGCGTTCGATGTTGGCGCGGTGGGCGACGATGGCCATGAACAGGCCGCACCACGGGATCGCGTCGTGGCGATAGACGCCGGCGTAGGCGCGGCCGAGACCGGCGGCTTCGAGTTCCGCTTGCCAGCCGACGATCTTCGGATTGTCGGCGTCGCCGGGCGCTTCGAGCGTGCCGTATTCCTTCAGCGCCTCGGCGATCATGCGCGGGCCGGGCTCGGCTTCGAGCCATCGGTATTGGGCAGGCAGCATTGCGACCTCCAGAAACGACGAAGCCCGCCGGAGGGGCGGGCTTAGCGTCGGGTTGCGGTTGGGGTTGATGGCGGCGGATCAGGCGTGCTTGCGCCCGTCCTCGTGGCTTTCCAGGCGGTCGATGCGGTCGCGGAACTCCGCGAGCGTCGCCTTGATCTGGGCGATGTCGGTGCGAGCTTCGGCGACGACCCTGCGCCCGGCGATGTCGTTCGAGACATCGATCTTGATCGCGCCGATCTCGTTCGCGTTGGCGGCAAGCGTGGCGTCAATCTGCGTGAAACGCTGTGACAGCCACCACGCCACGCGGACCAGGAAGACGATCAGGACGAGAAGTTCGAGGATCAGGCTGCCGACAACGACCCACGTGAGCGTGAGCGTGTCGGCGCCGACCGAGATCGGGGCGGCGGACATCGGAAATTCCTTCTTTGGAGTGGATCAGGACGAGGGCGCGGCGAAGGCGAGCGCGTAGAGCACGACGCGCACCTTGCCGCCGGTGAAGTTGCCGCCCGCCGCGGTGACGCGGATCGGCGTGTTGGCGTAGAAGGCGGTCGGGCCGATCACGCCAATGTTGTTCGAGCCAAGCGTGATGCCGAGCGAACCGCCGAACTGGCTGGTATTGCCGGCCACACCGACGCCGTAGGAGGTCGCGCCGGTGATCGCCTGCGTGGTTCGCGAGGCGACCGCCAGCACGATCATGCGGTCGGCGATCACGGCGGTCGTGGCATCGACGAAGGCGCCGGTGAGCGTCAGTTCTTGCTCAAGCGCCACGAGCCGGATCGCGCCGCCATTGGCGGTGCCGACGATCCGGTCGCGCCAGGCGCCATCGGTCCAGACGACGGTGAGGCGCTCGTCCTCGACATGGACACGCCAACCGACGACGGGCACGAAGAATGCCCATGCGCCCTCGCGCCAGAAGGCGATCTTGTCGGTCTGGCCTGCCCAGACGCCGGTTGCGCCCGAGGGAACGATCCAGCGGTCGCCATTGGCCGGGCTTCCCGGCGGCGTCGCCAGCGCCCGGCTCTTGACGCTGGTCTGCACCAGCGCATCCAGGCGCAGCAGCGCCTCGTTATGGGCAATCTCCTTCTGCGCCTGCCCTTGCGCGAGCGTGGGCAGGCCAAGATTCGGCGTCGGCATTTTTGTCTTCCCTCAGATGATGGCGGCGCCCGGCCAGCCGCGCCCGACAGAGGCGGAGAGCTGGTAGACGCGAACCGAGACCGAGCTTTGCGCCGATCCGAAATCCGCCACCTGCTGGGCGGCGGAATAGCCGGCGGTCGGCGTGGTCGCGGCGATAGTTCGGACGGTATTGGCGCCGTTCATCACATCGACTTCGTAGCGCTCGCTTTCCTCGTTGAGCGGAACATCGACGCCATCGGCCCAGACACCGCCGAAGCGGGTGCGCCGAACCCATGTGACGGTGAGATCGCCGCCGCCATTGCGCGCGCCCGCGATCTGAACCGGCGACCACGGCATGCGGCCGACGGCCTTCGTGGCGAAGGTCGTCTGTTGCCAGGCGGGATCGGAGATATCGAGCGCCTGTGGACCCCAGCGATAGAAGCGGGCGGCGAGGCGTTCGGCGGGCTTGCCGTCGATCTTGGCGACTGCCTCGTTCAACAGAACGACCGGCGCGCCGAGGGCCAGCGGCGAGCGGATGGCATGCTCGGTGCCGAGGCGTCCGCGCAGCAGCTTGGTGAGCCGATAGGTCTGCGATCCCGTCAGCACCGCATCGGCGAACTGGACAATCTCCCAATCCCCGTCGGGCGTGCCGAGGGCGAGACTGTTCGTGCCGCCGCTCAGGATCGTGTCGGGCGTCGCGCTCGCCAGTTCCCCGGCATAGAGCTTCACCTCGAGGACAGAGCCTTCATCCCAATACTCTGTCGGCCCGGCGGGAAGCGGCTGGATGGTTTCGCCGAGGGTGGCCCGCACCGCGAGCGTCGTGTCGAGCACGAAATCCGAGCCAGTGGCGCTGTCCATCACCACGACGCCGCCCCAGGGCGAGGCGGACGCGGCAGCATAAGGTGAGAAGCCGTCGTCGGCATCCCGCAGCAGCGGCAAATCCATCAGCCGCAAGACCGCTGCGCCATAGATCGGCGGCGGCGTGAGCGTCGGCGGCGCGATGCCGTTTAGAGGCGGCGCATAGATCGCCGCTTCGGCGCGCACCGCTTCGGCTTCGCGCGCGCCCTTGTCGAGCACGCGCGTCAGCCGGAAGGATCGCGACCTACCGTTGATCACGAGATCGATCACGTCGCCCGGATCGAGCGCGATGCGCGAGGGCGGCAGGGCCAGTTGCGCGGTCTCGCGCGCAACCCACGCTTCCACCAGCGCGCGATCGGCGATCGATTGCGCCTGAACCTGATCCATCACCAGCGCGAGCCGCAGATCGCTCTTGCGCTCGGAATAGCCGGCAAGCCGCGTCGCCGAGACAGCGCCGGATTTGTATTCGTCCACCGCATCGGTGAAGCCGACCGCCACCTCGTTCGGCAGTTCGGTTTCCTGGCCGCGCGTCAGCGTGATCTCTTCGCCCTGATCGGGCACGGCGAGTTCGGGCAAGGTGAGCGTCGCGACCGAGGGCCGACCGCGCGGCACGAAGCGGATCACGCCGTCGGTTTCGACCGCATCGAAAGAATAGGCGGACGCCAGCGCTTCAATCTCGGCGCGCGGGCTCATGGGCCGGTCGCGCAGATATCCCGTGACGACGCCGACCAGTGCCGACACATCGTAGGCCGTGAATCCGACGCGCCGGCAGCGTTCGGCAACGAGCGCCGCCAGATCGGCAAGGCCGACTTTGCCGTTGAGCCAATGGCCGAGCGGATAGAGATCGCCGTCCGACCAGAGATCGGCGCGGCCCGGCCAGGCGGGATAGGGCCGTGCGTCCCATGTCCAGATGCCGAAGGCCTCGATCATCCGGCCGCTATAGACGCCAGAAACCGGGTTGTTGGCACCTGAAGGCGCCCAATAGGCGAGAACCGCTTCGAGCGCGCGGCGTTGGATCAGATCGTCGCGCGTGCCCTTCGAGAAGTAGGGCAGGAAGCTCTCGGATGATTTCGGATCATAGAAGACATTGGGCTGGTTCGCGCCCTTGTCTGCCGAGGGCACGCCGAGCTCGCAGAACCAGATCGGCTTCATCTGCGCCAGCCACGCCGTTGGCGATCCGCTTTCGACGCCACCCGGCCGGTCGTAATGCCGGTTCAGCCACCAGTTCCGCAGATCCTTAGAACGGAACACCCAAGGCTTGCCATAGGCGCCGTCGGTGATGGTGGTGCGAGTCTGGTTACTGCGGGCGGTGTCGCTGGCATAGAACCAGCTGAAGAACTCGCCGCCTTCGATATTCGATTGCAGATAGGCGCGATCATAGATCGAGGGCGCACCCGCGATCCGGTCGAGATGGCCGGTGCCGTCGCGCCAATCGGCGAGCGGCGCGTACCAGTCGATGCCGACGAAATCGATGTTGCTGTCGGCCCAGAGCGGATCGAGATGGAAGAAGACATCGTTTGAACCATCGGCAGGCCGATAGCCGTTGTAGTCCGACCAGTCGGCGGCGTAGCTCACCTTCACCCCACCGCCGAGAATGCCCTTCACATCGGCGGCGAGCGCCTTCAGCCGCGCGACGGCCGGAAAGTTCGTGGCGCTGTCGCGCACCGAGCAGAGCGCGCGGAATTCCGATCCGATCAGGAAGGCGTCGATGGTTCCGGCATCGATCGCGTTCACTGCCGCGCAGAGCTTGGCGTAGTGCAGGATGAACCGGCGCAGGCCCCATTCGGCCGGGCCGGAATAGCTGGTCGTCACCGCATCGGTGCTGGCGTTGACCGACACCGAGACATGTGACGCGAGGCATGCGCCGAAGAAGGCCGCGACCTGCGTTCCTGCCGTCGCGGTCTTGTCCACCGTGCCGGGCTGGCCGGCAGCCGGGTGGCAGGTGATCCGCCCACGCCACGGGTGCGCAGGCTGGCCGGTCCCGCCATACGGGTTCGGCAGTGCATTGCCGGCGGGCACGTCCATGAAGACGAAGGGATAGAAGACGACGGCATAGCCGCGGGCTTTCAGATCGCGGATAGCGCGAACGACGGTATCGTCCGACGGCGTGCCACCATAGGCGGGTTTGCCCGCATTCAGGGACATCACGAGCGCGCCGGAGCGGGCGACGCCGTGCACCATCCAGGCATCGGGCGTCGTCACCTTGTTGGCGACTTCGACCTTCGGGCGGATCGTGCACGATCCGCAGCGCAGATCGTCGCCGAACCAGCCCACCACGAGAAACACGGTATCGACGTTCGGCAACGAGGCCTTCAGATCATCGAGCGCGACCGACCAGTCCGAAGTCGAGCGCCCGGCGCTGTCGTTCTCGGGCGTGGTGGAACCGCCGCCGAGATCGCGCTTTTGGACCTTGGTGTCATAGGCGCGCTCGCCCGCGCCCGGGATCATAGTCACGGCGCGTACGATGGTCTCAAGGCTGTCGCCCGTTGTGGACGACACGCGCCGGAACACCTCGAAGGTCAGCTGCGGCAGGCGGTTCCCGAACTTTTCGAGCGCGAGATTGTCGAAGACGACATAGGCGGTGCCGCGATAGGCGGGCGCGTTGCCCGAACCTTCGACGCCTTCGATCAGCGGATCGGGCGACTGGCTCGTGGTGCCGCGATAAACCCGCATGGTGATGCCCGCGAGCGAAAGCGGCTTGCCATCGGCCCAGATGCGGCCGATCCGGTCGATCGGCCCTTCGCAGAGACCGACCGCGAAGTTCGCGAAATAGGAATAGGTCGTTGACGTGACCGATCCGCCGCCGCCACCGCCGCCTTTTCCGCCGCCAGAGCGTTGCGTGGTCGTGGTCGCCACTTCCTTGAACTTGGTCGCCCAAATGATCTGGCCCGCGATCCGCACCCGCCCGGCGATTTCGGGGATCGCCGCGCCTTCCGTCGAAGCCTGAACCTGCAAGCTGTCAAGGCGCGGCCCTTCCTGCGTCGTGTTGCCCATCGACGGCCCGAACAGCCGGTTGTCGATGAAGCTGCCGACAGCGGTCGCCGCTGCCGCCGCCGCGATCTGGACAAACGCCGAGGCGCCCGCCGTCAGCGCGGAGGCTGCGGCGGTGAGGAGCAGAACGGCCATAGCGGATCAGTTCTCGGGAAAGCGGAAAGCGAAGCGCAGGCGATTGCGCCACCACGGCACGAGCGAGACCTCCGCCACCGGGTGGGACTCGATGGCGTGGATCATGCGATCAGGCGCGACGAGGATCGCGCAATGCTTGGCGGGCGCGTTGTCGTTGACGGCGAAGAGCAGGAGATCGCCGGGCTCAATGGCATTGAGCGCCAGTGGGATCATGTGGCGGCTGGCGGCATCGGCTAGCGTCTCTTCACGCAGCGTCTCGGCCCAATCGCGCGAATAGGCGGGCGGGTGTTCGGGATCGGCGCCATAGACCGCCCGCCAGACCCCGCGCACGAGGCCGAGGCAGTCGCAGCCGACGCCCTTGAGCGCCGCCTGATGGTGATAAGCCGTACCGATCCACGAGCGCGCCTCGGCGATGATCTTGTCGCGGATCGTCATGTGATCTTGCCGCCGTCGTTTCCGGCGCCCTGGTTCGGATAGGACATCGCGAAGTCGGTGCCTGGCATGTGCGGGAAGCCGCCGAAGTTCACCGTGTTGGCGAAGCGATCCCGGCAGGTGGCGAAGGTGCGGTCGCAGCCGGCCGTGGCGCCGAACGTGTCGCCGACCGCGACCGGCGCGCCCATCGGCAAGGCGATGGCGATCCGCGAAACCCCGGCGCTGGAGGAATGCGCCTTGATCTCGACCGCCAGGCCGTTGTTCACGCCGGAGGTCCAGACCAGTTTGCCGCGCGTGAGCACGCCGGACGCGACGCCGGAAAGGCCGGAGGCGAGGAATTCGAAAGCATCCAGAACCTGCGTCACTGCGCCAGTGCCGTTGCGCCCGGTCGCGTTAAGATCGATCCCGCAACGCGGGTCGCCCAAGTCCCAGGCGCAGGAGCGCTGGAAGATGCGGCCTGCAGGTTGATCGAGCTTGGCGGCAAGGCCGCGCAATTCGGCGGAGAAGGCGAGTTTGCCGCGCGAGACCTGCCCGAGATTGCCGGCCCTCAGGATAACGCGCTGGGCCACGTCTGCCCAATTGACCAGATAGATCGTGACGGCGGCATCATCGTAGCGCCCGCCGTGCAGATCGTCCTCGGTGAGCGCGTCAGACGACAGCGCGCCTTGCACATCGAGGTTCGAGACGGCGAGCCCGAGCTGGCCCTCAATCGCGGTCGCGGTGAAGCCCGAGGCCGCCTTGTAGGTGACGGCATCGAAGACGAGATCGCGGTCGAAATCGGTAAAGCCCATCACCGCGCCGTCGCGGCGATCCACCCGCCAGCAGCGGCACAGCGTCGTGAGCCCGCCCGCAACGTGGGTTGCGAGCGCGGGAGGGAGGGTTTTCATTCGAGGACTTCCACGAGGTCGATGTTGTTGACGATCTGCAAGTCCCAGGCGTTCGCTTGAACCGGCAGGCTGTCGGTGTCGAAGCGGACGGGAATATCGAACTGGAAAGTGGCCGTCGGCGCTGATCCCGGCGCGGAGGCGAAGGTGATCCGGCCCGTCTGCGTATCGATTGAGGCGGGCGTAACCGGGCTTCCGGCAACTTTCACCGCCACCGATCCGGCAACCGGCTTGGTGATCGTGCGGACGTGCTCATAGCCCGAGCGGTTATAGCGTTTGACGATCTGCCAGACGGTCGGCGTGATCTGCACCATCGCCTGATCGGCAGCGTCGAAATCGTTCCAGTCCTTGAAGCGGAACGAATAGGCCCGGCCTTTCACGACATGGAAATGCGCGATCACCGCCGCCATGTCGGCGCGGCTTCGGATGCCGGTCGAGATGTTCCAGCGGCCCCGGGCTTGCGACCAGTTGACGTTGCGCTGCTCGGCGCCCGAGGCGAGTGTGACGATCTGGGTCGAAAACCCCGGCCCGCCGGTGGCGCCGCGCCCCACCGAACCGGGGAAGGCGATATCGAGAAACGGTTGCGGCATGACGGATGTGGGTCCAAGACTGAGCCACCCGTAGCGCGCGGGTGGCCGTTGTTTGGTGACGCGAAGCGATTAGGAGGAGGCCTCTTTGGCCTCCTCCCATCACTTCTCATTCCAACGTTCGTGATCTATTCTGGCCGAACGCGCGGCTTTTGAATCGGCGGAAGGTTCAAGCGGGAGTGCAGCAAAGGAAAAGGGCAGGAAAGACATGACGAAGATTGTGATACCAGCTGCCCGCGTGAAACAGGGTGATCTCGTCTTGTTTGCTACTTCGATACGAGTTCGTGATCTTGCATCAGATAATTTCTACAATGTCGAGACACTTGATCCCGACAACAAGGATGACAAAGGATATCAGAGGCTCCTAAACACAGCGCGTGCAAAGAAGCTGGCCGATTACATTTTGAAGGGCCAAGATAGAAGCGACGCTTTTCTTCCGACATCAGTGCTTCTTGCAACCGATAAGTCGATCCCCTTCAACGAACAAGATCATACGATTGAGATCGACACAAAGCTGGTCGGACCGTTCAGCGTCGTGGATGGGCAGCATCGGCTCGAAGGCTTGAAATTGGCTGCTCAGAAGGACCCACGGGTTCTTGACTTCGAAGTACCAGTCAACGTCGCGATCAATCTGCCTCACATCGCTCAGATGTGCCATTTCCTGATCGTCAACACGACGCAAAAGAGCGTCGATCAATCGGTGGCACAGAGAATCATCGCGAGATTGACCGACGCGCTCGATGTGGAAGATATGCCGAGCCTGCCCAAATGGATTCTAAATACGGTCGAGAAAGGCGAGGTCGACAAAGCCCTCAAATACGTAATCTATTTGAACGAAACATCCGACTCGCCGTGGAAGGGAAAAATCCTCATGGCGAACGACGACTCGGATGGCACGACGATCAATCAAAAGTCATTTGTTAAGGCGGTCGTTAAATACATCCTGACGGCGAATAATCCACTCACGATTGTCAAAGATTTCGATAAAGAAAAGAAGATTTTTCTGAATTACTGGAAGGCGGTTACAGAATTACTCGATGATGGAAATGCGTCAGTTTTGTATAAATACAATGGGGTAGAACTTTTTTGCAAATTTTCGATCCCGTTTTTTACGAAGCTCCAAGACCGTGGAGATTTCAAAGTTGGCACCATGAAGAAGCTCTTGGCCAGCTGCTTTGAGAACGTCGAAGGTGACTATGCAGGCGTTGGCCATCCCGAATGGTGGGCCAAGGGCAGCAACGCGAGCTTCTTGAATGCAGGTGCCATTAACGTCGTTTCGCAGGAGCTTTCAAAGGCACTGCACAAGGTTTCGATGACTGGAGATATCGAACTGTGAAGCTCGATGTGTTGATCCCGCAGCCGATGAAGCATGAGACCTTCAAGCGCAACCGCGAGAGGTTCGTACCGGAGAAGTCTGGCTGCTATGTCCTGACCACATTCGCAAATGATGTACTTTATGTTGGATTGGCGAGAAACCTGCGTAGCAGGATGAACAATCACTTGGACAGTGACGAAAAGACGGCACCAACAACTATAGGGCGTGCGACCTATTTCTACTGGTTCGAATGCTTGGAAATCCAGAAAATTGAGCGAACTTGGATGAATATCCATATTCAGCACGAAGGCGTTCTGCCTCCGCTCAACACAGTGTATTCGCCGGTATCGACCTAACAGCGCGACAAGCGCCACCGACCTTTTAAGTTCACATCCCTCGCATGCCGGAGCGAACGGCGCGGGCGAGCCCTGCCGCGATCTGGGTGCGGCTGGCGTCGAAGGCGGTCGGGTTCGGCGTCTGAATCGTCACGTTGACGACCGCGCCGCTGGATCGAGGATCGCCGCGCTCGTAGGCGCGCGCTTCCTTCCGGTTCAGCACGCGCTCGCCGCGTTGCAGGATCGCCGGCACCTCGTCCGGCTTGAGATAGGCGCCGTCGTGAAAGCGCGGTGCACCTGCAAACACGTGGAGCGGAACCATGCGGCCGATACCGCCCGCACCGACCGGCCCGCCGTCATGGAACAGCCGCGAGAAGATGCTGCCGAGGATGCCGCTGCCTTGGCCGAAGGTCGGAAGGTTGGAACCGAACAACAGGTTCTTCAGGGGATTGAGCAGCGCGAGCTTGATCATCTCGCGGTTCAGATCCTGAAGCGCGAGGCGTCCGGCATCCGCCCATGATTTCCAGTCGAGTTTGCCTTGCGCGAGCACATCGGCGAAGCGATCGAGCGCGGAGCCGACGGCGGTTTCGATGGCGCGATAGGCGGCGTCCTGCCGCTGAAGCTCTTGCGTCAGGCGTTCGATCTTGCCGGCATTCTCGACGATGGCGCGGCCTTCCTCGCTCGCAAGATCGATCCCGCGTGAGCGCAAGCCCTGCTCGGCGCGCAGCTGGGCGATGATGACCGAGCGTTCTGACGCGCTCTGGCCGATCAGCCCGATCTGGCGTTGCAGAAGATTGATCTCGTCCTTCTGGTTCTCGACCGCTTCGCGGCCGGCAAGCTGGCGATTGAGCTCGTCGATCCGCCGGGCATTGCCGATGGCGGATTGGCCTTCCGGGCTTGCCGCATCGATCCCGCGCTGGCGCAATTGCTGGATGGCGCGAAGGGTTGCCAGTTCTTCCGCGCGCTTGGCGACGGACGCGCCGACAAGGGCGACCTGCCGTTCCAGCAGGGTGATCTCGTCGCGCTGATCGCGAAGCTGTTCTTGCCCGCGCAGCGTCCGGTTCAGGCCTTCGATCTGGCGGGCAGACTCGATATAGGCGCGGGCTTCCTCGCTCGCGAGATCGACACCGCGGCGGCGAAGCTCCTGTTCGGCCCGCATCACCGCGAGCGCGTCGCCGCGCGCTGCGACGGTCGCATTAATCAGCGCTACCTGCCGCGACAGCAATTCAATCTCGCGGCGGCGATCCTCGTTGGCGGATAGGGTTTGCGCGCGCTCCTGTTCGGCGAAGAGCCGCCCATAGGCTTCGCGCATCCGCTCGATGATGCGGGTGAGAGTTTCCTTCGCTTCGCCTTCGGCCAGCGCCTGCGCCGTTAGAAGCGGGCGAAGCGCTTGCTCGACCTGCATCACCTGTTGGGCCTTCGCCGAAGCCAGCGAGCCGGCTGCGACCGCATCGTTGACGCGCTTCTGGGCGGAGGCTTCCGCCGTCAGATCGGCGACCTGCCTTGCGGCGGTTGCGGCCTGCTCGGCGATCCGCTCGCGGAGCGCCTGGCGCGCACGGGCTTCAGCATCGATGCCTTCGCGCGCCTGTTCGATCAGGCCGGTCTTGCGGGCTTCCGCGCGCTCGGCCGCCGAGGCGCTTTCGAGATAGGCGTTCGCCAGCGCCAGCGTCGCACGGATCGACACCTCTGTGACGGACGATTGCGAGACGACGGCCTGCGTCGCCGCATCGACCGCGGGGCGGAAGCGCACCAGCTCGGCTGTCACGCGCCGATAGGCGGCTTCTACTTCCGCGACATCGTTGAGCTTCGAGCGCGTCAGCGGATCATCGAGCGCCGCGCGCAAGGTCGCCTGTTCGCGGCGCAGGCGTTCCAGATCGCGCGCACCGGGGATGATGTCGCGGGCGGTTTCCCCGGCTCGAACCGAGAGCTCATTTGCCCGGGCTTCAGCCGCAAGCTGCGCGGCGCGGCGCTGCTGGTCGGCAAGCTGGGCTTCGATCTCAGCGATCCGGCGCTCGACCTGCGGCAGCATCAGCGGCACGACATTGCCGCGGATATTCTCGCGCAGGCGATCCCGCTGCCATTTCAGAAGATCGAGTTCTTCGGACGGATTGCGGCCATCGACCGCGCGATCCACCGCCTTGCCGATGGCGTCAAAGGCGTTGGAGGCCTGGCGGGCCACATAGTTCCAGGCGCGCCCGAAGGCGTTGGTCGCCTGTTCGGCATCGGCCAGCGCCGGGACGAGTGCGTTCAGAAGAACCCGCTGCGCCTCGGTGCGATTGTTCTGGTCAACCAGCGTGCGGATATATTGCCGTGTCCGGTCGTCGAGGAAGGCAAGCCGCGCATTCAGTTCATCGGCGCCACGCACCGGATCGGCCAGGGCGGTGGCGAGCTGCTCGGCCCCGGCCTTGGTTTCGACGCCCATCGTGACGGCGAAGTTGCGAGCGATGCCGACGGCGCGGCCCATTTCCTCCGCGCCGACCTTGCCGGTGCGCAGGAAGGCGACTTCCATTTCGCGGGCCGCCGTGACCGAGATCTTGCCGGTCTCGGCGGCACTATGGGCGACCCGCTCAAGCTCGGCGGCGGCCGCGCCCGAGGCCCGGCCCGCGCCCATCAGTGCGGTGGTGACGGCGCGCGTCGAAGCGTCGTTCGCCACCCACGCCGCAGTCAGGCCGACGGCCGCGACGGCGACGCCGGCAACGATCCCGCCGACAACGCCGAGCGCCGAACCGAAAGCGGCGAGCGTTCCGCGCAAGCCGCCGAAGGCCTGCGTCACCTGACCGCCCTGTTGCATGAGGATGGTCATCGGCGACATGCCAGTCGACATCGACGCCACCACGTCGTTGAACGTGTATTGCAGCGTCAGAAGCTGGTTGCGGGTGAGGCCGGTCGCACCTCCCACACCCTTGATCGCCTGCGATGTCTGGTCGAAGCGCTGCTTCGCCAGCGCCTGCGCCGCTGTGTGTTCGGCCGAGGTGATCGCGCCGCGCTTGGCGAGCGTGGCGTATTCGGCGAGTTCCTGGTTCAGGCGGGCCTGCGCGGCGCCGAGCGGATCGATCGCAGCGCGCAGCGCATTGGCCCGTGCCGCGAAGCTTTCCGCCTCCCGCGCCGCTTCCTCGAAGACACCGGCGGAGTCGCGAGCGGACTTCGGGATCGGGCGGTCAACGTTCAGAACGGTATTGAACCGCTTCTGCGAGGCGTCGGCTTCGCCTGCCATGCGCGCGGCTTCCGCCAGACGCTTCAGCCGCGCGACCTCGCGGTCGGTTGCGGCGCCGGATCGGTCCATCGCCTTTTCGACCGAGCCGAAAGCCGCTTGCCCGGACTGCCCGACCTCCTCGAAGGCGCGCTTGATCTCCGCCTTCCCCTCGACGCCGAGGCGGATGGAGACATTCGTGGCGCTCATGATGGATCAGCGTTCCGGCGATAGGCGTTGACGACGATGGGTTCGATCTCGGGCAGGACATCGACGAGAAGCGGGTTGAGCGCGCCCATGGCGTGGGCGAGCATCAGGATCGCCCCGAAATCGAGCGCGTAGACGCCGCCCATGACCGCCCGAACCTGCCCGGCCGAACGGCGGATCACCGCCCAGGCCAGCATGCCTTCGGAAGTCTCGGGCTCGTGCTCATCATAGGGACAGCCCGCACAGCGCGAAGGACAGGCGGCGCAATAGCTTTCGCCGCCGTCGAAGTGCCATTCGGCGAGGGCGATCAGACGTTTTTTTCGTCAAGCCTCGTCAGGGCCGGGCCGACATAGAGGCGGTCGATGGCGTCGAAGGCGGGCCAGAGTTCGAGCAACTGCTCGATGGCTTGCCTGTCGGGATCGATCGGCTTGCCCTTGGCATCGCCGATCCCCTCCCAGGCGACGATGCCGGTATGGGCGAGCGCGCGGGTGAAAGCCGCGCCTGCCTCGATCGTGGCCTGCTCGCTGCCAGCCTTCAGCGCTTCGCCCGCAGCGCCGCGCGCGATCAGCATTGCGGCGACAGAGACGGGGCGGAACTGGATGCGCACGCCGGGCAGCACATCGAGCCAAAAGGGTTCGGCGGACACGGGTTCGAGCTTGAGCATGGCGGCTCCTTGGTCTGGGTGGCGGGTTGCGGAAAAGGGAGGATCAGTAGGAGGCCACGTCGTTGGTCAGAACGACGGTGCAGGTCTTGTTCAGCACGGGATCGAGCGCGGCCTGCCAGGCAAAGGGCATCTGGATGCCGCCCGGTCCCTGAATTTGCCGGTTGCCGCGTGGCAGGAACACGCGATGCGCGGTGAAGAGCAGCGACCGGCTGGCGTCTATGGTCCAGCCGAAGGCGATCTCGCATGGCGTGCGCGCGGTCGCCTGATCGAGCATGACCGTATCCTGAAACCGCGCATTGAGATTGCCGGAACATTTGACGATGCCCGGATCGATATCGGCGATGCGCCCGTCGGATCGGATGACCTCGATCTTTTCGAGGTTGTTCGAATACATCAGTTCCGCCGAGACGATGTTGCCGAGCACAGCGCCGTTACGGGTGATCGATCCCTGGAACTGGCTGAAGCGCTCCACATCGAGTGCGGTCGGCGTGCCGGCACCGGTGGTGACTGCCGTTGCCTCGCCTTGCGCGATCACGTTGACGGTTGCGGAGAGAAGCCCGGAACGCTGCGCCTGGATCGAAAGGCTGTTCGCCCGCGCGCCATAGTTCATCCCGAAGAACGGCACGTCGGGAAGGCCAACCTCGATCGACATCGACGGCAGGTTCTGCGTGCCGGAGACGAAGGTGTGGCCGTTCGCCCCGCCAGCGAGTGTCGCGCCCGAGACCGTGCCATTCGAGGCAGGCGTGGTGGACGCGGCGATCGTGAAGCTGTTGCCGCCAAGGCCGAGCGTATCATGCGTGATCGTCAGCGTGTTGCCGCCGGTCTGGGCATAGGTCGCCGCCGCGACGGCTGGCACGACGCTGGCGTTGAGGGCGGTCACGGCATTGGTCAGCGTAGCGCCGAGATTGGCACCGATCTGGATCTGGTTACCGGTCGGCGCGGCGGAGACGAAGGTGAAGGCGGTTCCGGCGATTGTGATCGTTGCGTTCGCCGCCGGCTGGGCGGAGAACAGGATCGAGCCCTTGGCCGCCACCGACGCGGCGGTCGTCGGGTTGCCGAACAGCGCCTTCAGCCAGAAGCCGATGTTGCGGTGGTCCATCGGCACGACGATGTCGCTTTCGTTCGACACCACGTCATAGGCCGGCGTCAGCGGATCGCGGCCATAGCCGAGCAGATCGCTCTCGATCAGGGATTGCTCCTCGCCGAGGTTCGCCGAGACGAAGGGCAGCTTGCGAAAGCCGGTGCCGGGCGTGACGCCGTAGGTGGCTTCAAACACCGCAGCCATGACGGCGTTGGCGCCGCGTGCGCGTGCCATGGGAATACTCCTGTCGTTGTTGGTCAGTTGCAAAGGCCCGAGCGCAGTCGAAGGGCCGTCGATCAGTTCAAAGGATCGGTCGTCGCATAGACGGCGAGGATCGCGAGATCGGCAAAGCGTCCGGGTAAGGCGCCGAGTGCTTCAAGATCGTCCGTCACCGGCGCTTCGGCCTCGATCCAATCGCAGAGCCCGCCGAGCGTCCTGTTCGCCATGACCGCCGCGCCGATCGCCCCTAGCATGGCGTCCAGCACCTGCTCGCGAGTGAGGGTGGCGCTCTCGTAGGCGGCGATCTCAAGCGGGATGCGGTGCGAATAGAGATAGGTCAGCGGCGAGAGGCTGATTTCGGGCTCGCCCGGATCGCCATCACGGATCACAACCAGCCCGCCGGGCGGAATGCGCTCGGCCTTGGCCAGGTTGCGCTTCACCTCCGCGCCCGGCAGGGCGGCGGCGACAAGCGCCTTCACCGCCGCAAGGACGATTTCGCGTTTCGAAGCCATGGTGGACCAAGCCTTCAGGATTGCGGCCAGTGCCGCGCGATCAGCGAGGGCACGCGTGCGGCTTGCCGCTTGGCGGCGCTCTCGACATCGAGCCGTTTCTTCAGCGCGACCTGCGGAACCAGAATGAAAACGATGACGCTGGCTTGGCCTGATTTCCGGCGATTGCGGGCGGCCAGCCCACGCGTGGTGATCCGGGCATCATCCGCGACCAGCAGCGAAGGACGGCCGCGGCGATAAACGAACCGCAGCTTCAGGCCGGTTCGCCGATGCCAGCCTTCCGGCGTGATCTTCTCGCGCGAGCCCGCAGCGCTCCGTCCGCTCTTGCCGGCGGCAGCGGTCGGGATCGCCAGGAACAGCCCGCGCGCCGAGCGGATCACCACGCCACGGTCAAAGGCATCAACGATCTTCGGCGCCCGCGACCACACATAGGCCGCGGCTTCGGCACTCTCGCCCACCTCGGGGAAGGTCTTTCCCCGCCATGTGCGGGACAGCCGTTCACCCAAGCCCGCCGCGACGACATCTTCGCGGAGATCCTGCTTCAGGCCATCAGCAGCGTCGCGCATGCCGGATGTGACGGCGCGTTCGATATCCTTCTCGGTCTCGGCAAGTGCCTTGCCGAAATCGGGCCGCTGGATGGTGAAGCGCACGGATCAAACTTTCACGGCTTCACTGGCCGACACGAGGCCGAGCGCGTCGCCCATCGGTTCGCCGATGATCCGATAAGTCTCGGCGCCGATCACGATCAGATCGCCCTCGGTGATCGTTGCGGCCTGCGAGCGGCGGATGTCGATGCCGACGGTCGGCAACACGGCGCGGCTCTCGCCGAACTCGGCCATACGGTCGGGCGATTTGCGGATAATGCGGACAGCGACGCCCGCGCCCACGCCGCCCGCCTTCCACAGCGCGTCCTCGCCGATATTCGGATCGGCGAAGAGCGCATCGATGGCCGTAGCGAAAGCGTCCATCACGGATCGTTCGCCCGGAAGGAGGAATTCAGCCGAACGCGGCCGGTGGTGTTGCCCGCGCCGCCTGCGACCGCCGCCGCTGCCACGCCGATCAGCAGGTTCGCGGTAGCAACAGTCGTGCACCGCCTGTTGGCGTCGTCCCAATAGACGAGCGCGCCGACCGTCCAGGCCTGCGAGCCGATCTTGGTGAGCTCGAACACGCCGGTGAGATCGAGCGCGACATCGGCGGCGAGCGCCGCGTCATTGGTCGCAATGCCGAACAGTTGGCCAACCTTGGCGCCCTGGCCGGACGTGAGCGCATAGGGTGCGGGCACCACCACGGTGTTGCCCGCCTGGATGAAGTTCCGCATGGGATGGGTCTCCTTGAATTCGGGTTAAGGTCGCGCCGCCGTCAGACGCCGGCGTTGAAGAACAGGCCGCGGAAGTCGATCGCCTTGGCCGCGAAGTCGTGCCTGATCTTGAACTCCACGCCATCGACCTCGAACCCGACGCGCTGGTCGAGGAAGGGCTCGGACTGGCCTTCGAGGCGACAATACTCGATCGTGTCGATGGTCGCGGGATCAGCCGCCAGCCACCAGCGCTGCGGACCCGCGGTGTTGAAGAGGCGCGGCTCCTCGATCACATCGAAGGCGTTGGCGTAGGGGTTGACCTGTGATGCCTGCGCCGGTGTCGTCTGGGCGATGATCTTGCGCGCTTCGATGGCTCGCGTGCCCGGCGCCACCAGAATATAGCGCGGGTAGTTGTTGATGATCTGATCGCCGGTGACGCCGGCCGGCGTCATCTCGCGCTGCTGCGTCATCAGTTCGATCGCCTGCGTGAGCGAGGCTTCGGTGATCGCCGCCGCCGTGCCCTGGTTGGTGCGGCCCGCCGCCGCCGAGAACAAGGCGACGCCGTCGGCCAGAAGCGGGTTGGCGAGAATCTCGTTGTAGACGAGGCCGCTTTCGAGATCCGAGGCCTTCATGCCCGCCGTGCCGAGCGCCCGGTCGAAGGCGCGCAGATCGTCGTTGACGATCGCCTGCCGGGTGAGCGCAACGATGCGGCCGAAGGTGGCGAGACGATAGGTTTCCCGGCTCTCGGCGATGGTGCCATAGCTGAACTCTGCGCCTTCCATCACCGGCAGCAGGCCGGGAAAGTTGCCGATCTGGGTCGGGAACAGCGGCTTGAAGTCGGTGGTGGTGATGCCGCGCGTCCAGCGTTCGAAGGTGCGCGGCGCCGTCTGGTAGGCTTGCCGCAGCCGCTTGCCCGCGACATTGGCGAGGATCAGCGGGAAATCGCTGGTGCCGTGCGGCCCGGCATTGCGGAGCGCGAGCTGCACTACCTCGGTTGCGGTCATGCCGCGGGTGCGGACACCGACCTGTTGCAGGGTCTCGCGGGCGATTTCGACCAGCGACATGCCGCGATATTCCCGGGCGCGATCCGGCAGAGCATTCGCCGTCGGGGCGAGGCGATGGGCAATCGCCTCGGTGATGGCTTCGCGCCGGGTGACGGTGGCATCGAGCCCGCCCGCCGGGAAGGAGACGGCGGTATGGCCGACGCCGCGCTCATCACGTTCGGCGAGCTTGTCGAGAATGACGCGGCGGGCTTCCTCGATGGCGACGCCGCGCGTGACGAGATCATCGGCAAAGGCGCGTTCGAGCCGGAAGCGGTCGGCCAGGCCGAGAATCGTTGCAACACGCTCGCGCTCCTCCGCGCGAACCTGATCGGCATTCGGCCCGGCAACCGGAGGATCGGGCGGCGCCGGATTGGCGCGCTCATTGGCGGGAGTGGAGGGCGTTTCGGGCGCGGTTTCACGGGTCTGGACAGGTTCGTCCATGGCGGCAGTCTCCATTATTCGGGTGTGGGAAGTGACGAGTTCAAAGGGAAAGGTGGGCGCCTCGTCCGCCGTGCGGACTTGGGCGCCGGGATCGGCGCCGACAGCGACGAAGGACAGTTCGTGCGGCGTCCAGCGTTCGACGAACCATCGTTCGGGTTCGCCGACCCGTTCCGGCCGTTCGACCCGAACCTTGTCGATCCGGTAGCCGACCGAGATGTTGCGGACGATCCCGTCGGTGACGAGCGCGAACAGGCGATCGGCGGCTTCATCGACGCCCGGCTTCGGGAAGCGCAAGCTTGCGCGGCCTTCGCCCTTGTCGATCCAGGCGCGTTCGACGACGCCGACAATCGCGCGCGTTGTCCATTGCGAATGGCTGTCGAGCACTGGCGCTCCGGCATCGAGGCGCGAGAGATCGACGGCCTCGCGCGAGACCACGAGGATCTCCTCGTAGTCGATCGCCGTATCAAAGCCGGTCCAGCGACGGCGGCGCACGGACGCTCCGGTTGTCCAGACGACTTCGACGGTTCTGGTCTCGGCCTCGATGGAGGCGACCGGCGCAAGCCGGGTCTGCATCGGCAGCGCGTTCGCCATGGGCGGTGCGCCGCGCGAAGGCGGTTGAGCAGGTTTCATGGTGTCCTCGAAGTGGATCAGTCGCCGGGCTTGAGCTTCGGCTTGCCCGGTGGCGCGTTGTCGGCGCCGTCTGCGGCCGGATCGTTCGGATCGGGCTGCGCCGTTCCCGCCTTGGTCATCATGCGCGGATCGCTATCGAGCACGATCTTCAGCCGATCGAGAGCCGCATTCATTTCGGCGATTTCGGCCAGTTGCGAGGCCGGATCGTAACCTTGCCGGGCGATGGCCTGGGCGAGCGTCATGGTGCCCGAGCGCAGCATCAGAAGATCGGCCTGCGCATCCTTCAGGGGATCGACGGCATCGAAGCGCGGCGGTTGCCATTCGACCCTAACCACCGGGTTCGGGATCAAACCCGCAACCCAAGCCGCCTCGGTGAACCAGCGCCAGACCGGTTCACAGAAGCCCGGGATCACCAATTGCCATTGCAGGGCATCGACCATGCGCCGGAATTCGACGAGACCGCCGCGCAGGCTCGAATAATTGACCTGAGACAGATCGCCGGTGAGGAGCTCGTAAGGGACCCGGTAGCCGGCGGCGACGATGTGCAGCTGCGCCCGTAGCCATTCCGAGACGCCAGCCGTGGAGGCCGGCTGGTTGAACTTGATGTCCTTGCCGCCGCGCGCATAGGCGATCAGGCCGGGCTCGAACTGCTCGATGGTCTTGCCTTCGGCATCGACGACGGTCGGCGCCACGCCCTGATCGGCTTCATCCGCGCCGAGCACCACGCCGACAAGGCAGGCTTCGGTTTTCTTGCGGACCAGCTCGGCATTGGTCCAGTCATCGAGATCGCGCATCGCCCGCATGGCCGGTGCGCCCCAGGGCACGCCGCGGCTCTGCACGCGTTGGCGCTCGAAGAGATGGGCGATGCCATCCGCAGGGACGCGCGCCGAGGTGAGGCTGCGCGACAGCGGCACGCTGGTATCGCCGGGATGATCGGGATACAGCCAATAGGCGCGGCGTCGGCCGATAGCGTCATACTCGATGCCGCGCACAATCCGCCCGCCGTCGGGAAGTGCGCCGATCTTGGTGTCGTCGAGGTGATCGGCTTCGAGCAGTTGAAGCTGCAAGGGCACCGGCAGTTTGTCTTCGGCGCGGCGGATACGACGGCGAAGGAACACGTCGCCGCCTTCGATCATCTCGCGCACGGCAAGCGTGGTGAGCCCGTGAAAATCGGCGAGGCCATCGGCATCCGACCTTGCCGCCCAGGCCTCCCAGAGTTCATTGATCCGGTTGTCGAGTGCATCCGTTCCGGTCGCCGCGCGCGGCCTGATCCCGGCGCCGACGATGTTGTTCACCAGCACCGCCACGGCCTTCGCCGCATGCGGATTGTTGCGTGTCAGATCCCGCATGCGGTCGCGCAACCGCGACGCACCGGAAGCAATCTCGCCGTCGGCGGAACTTGACGACGAGCGCCAGCCATCGGTGCGGTGCCCGACCGCTGCGCCGTCATAAGCGCGCGCCAGCTTCTCGAACGCCTGGCGTGCCAGAAGCCGCTTGCGTGCCGCGCCCGGCGCGACGCTGGCGAGGGCGCGATCGATCCAGTTTGCGCCCATTACCGATCACCCCGGCCGAAGCTTGCGAATCCCGCGATGGGGCGCGGATTGCCGGAGGTGGCCGCGATCTCGGTTTCGATAGTGCGGATGCGCTTCAGAAGATCGTCCGCCGAGCCATATTCGACGGTCTTGCCGTCATAGGTGACGCGCAACGTTCCGCCCGCGAAGGCGCGCTTCAGCGCATCGAGTTCGGTCTGCGTCCAGGGCATCGGAAATCCCGCGAAAAGTTAGAACCATTTGTCGCGCCGCCCGAGCCAGTCGGAGCGGCGCACGGGCGCGGTCGTAGGCGTGAGGCCGCGCTGATCGACGGGCCGCGCTTCATCTTCGGCTGCGACCCGAAGCTCTTCTTCCAGCGCTTCGAACTTGGCGTCGTCGAAGCGGTCGATCCCGAGCAGCCACGCGGCGGCGCGGGCATAGACCCGGCAATCGAGCGCCTCGTTGCGTTCGCGCATCTGCCGCCATTCGAGTTTCGAGAAGCCGCGCCGGTCACGCACCGTCACCAGCTGTTCGGCGACAAGCTGCTTTACCCATTCGGCGGTCACGCTTTTCGGCAGATGCACGAAACCGTCCGGAAACGGCGTGCCAGCCGCGAGTTCCTCGTCCGTCGGGCGGTCCAGCCGCAGGAAGCGATAGGTCTCCGACTTGAAGACGGCGACCGACACTTTCCATAGCTTCACGCCGCGCCGGATCGTGCGGCCATGCTCGTTGACATCGACATAGTTCGGGCCATCGACCGGAGTTGATCGGTCGAAGCCATCGACGCCCTTGATCGCGAGCGCCTGGCCGATGCCGACGCGCCGCACCCAGCTATAGACGGCGGCGGTGTTGCGCCCATCGCCCGAGTCGATCGCAAGCCGCGCGATCCGCATCCGTGCGCCGTTCTCATGGCGCCAGGTCTGGCCGAGTAGCGCGGTGAGCTTTCCCCAGACCTCCTCGCGGGAGGTGTCGCCTTCGAGCACGATGTGTTCGACGAGCGCGCTGGTGAGCTTTCGGCCCCACGCCCAGATATCAACTTCGATCCGGTCGTGCTGAACGTCGGCGCCGGCCGTCAGGATCAGGCCGCAGCCAGGGACCAGCGGCGCGAAGTCCTCCCGCCGCTCATAAAGCCGCTGCCAGTCCGGCGCTTCGCCGCGCTCCTGCCACGTCTCGCCGAGCAGCGTGTTCTTTGCGGCCTTGAGCGCCGCATCATCGCCCTGGGCCGCTTCCCACTCGCGGGCTATATCGGCCCAACCGAGCCAGCCCACCGGCGAATAGAGCCCGGAGATATGGAAACCCACGCAATGCGGATCGGCCGGAGTGGCGGTGGCGCGCCATTCACCCGCCGACAGCATCGCCGTCTTGTGGTGCTCAGCGATCGGTTGATCGCAGCCCTCGCAGTGATAGGCGGCGCTTGCCGGTTCGCCGCTGGTCCACTTCAAACGCTCGAACTTGAGCCATTGCACCAGACCGCAATGTGGGCACGGGACAAAGAAGCGGCGCTGATCGCTCGCTTCGAACTCGCGTTCGATCCGCGACAGGCCCTTGATCGTCGGCGTCGAGACGAGAAAGACCTTGGCGCGGTGGCCGAAGGTGCGCGTGCGGGCGATGGCGAGCGCGACCGGATCGCCTTCGCCATCCACATCGCCCTCATAGGCATCCACCTCGTCGAGGAAGACATAACGCGCGGGCATCGAGCGCAGACCGACGGCGGAATTGGCACCGGTCAGCACGAGCTGCCCGCCAGCGAATTTCTTGGCGAGCACCGTGTTGCCACTATCGCGCGAGCGCGACGGCAGGATCAGCGCCCGCAATTCAGGGCTTTCGTCGATCAGCGGCTCGATGCGCTGTTGTGACAGGCGCTTTGCGAGATCGGTCGTCGGCTGCACGCCGAGGAACGGTCCCGGCGCCTGATGGATGCAATAGCCGATCCAGTTGTTGCCGGCCTCGGTCGCGCCGACCTGCGCCGCTTTCATGAACACGATCCGCCGGGCCGAACTGCCGGGCGAGAGCGCATCCATGACGCCGCGCATATAGGGCGTCCGGTCGGTTCGATAGCGGCCCGCCTCGGAAGAGGCGCGCGAGGACAGAAAGCGATAGCGATCCGCCCAGGCCGAGACCGTCAGCGCCGGATCGGGCGCAAGGCCGCGGTTCCAGGCGGCAATGATCTCCGCGCGTCCGTCGAAGACCTCATCGGAGCTCGATGCCGATCTGGCTGAGTTCTTCGAGGTGGCGTCGGACATGAGCTTCGAGAACCTGCTCGCAGCGGTGAGGATCGATTTGCAGTTCGGCGGCGATCAGGGCGGCGGCGCGCGCCGGCCACTGCACCCAGGCGTCGCGTTCGCGCCTGGCCAGCGCAAAGACCGTTGAGACCGCGCGCGAGCGATCGACGAGATCGCCCTTGAGCTTGCCAAGACGGATGCGGCGCTCCTGCGCCTTGATCACCTCGTTGGCGGTGCGCGCCTGGACGAAGGTCATGTTGCCGGCGGCGGGCGCGGGCTCGCCGCTTTCGCGCAAGGTTTCACGGACGGCTTCGACTGCCGCCATCGGCACCGGCCGGGGCGTCCCGCGCGGCGGCGGCGGCGATTTCGCCACGGGGCGAACCTGCGCGGGGTCGGAGCTCGATCCCCAGGCGCGATCCGCCTTCGCAGGATCGATGGTGCCGTCGTCCTCAACCGTGATCCGGCCCGAGGCGATGGCCTTTCGAACCGCCATGTCGGAGACGCCGCGATGGCGCGCATAAGCCCTCCGCGACAGACCCATGGGCTGCGCTCCCAATCGAAAATAATGAGCGATTAGAGCGACTTAGGAGTTGCTCCGGTTTGTGTGTCGAGGCTGTCTGCGGTCCCGTAACCCACGGAGATCGCTCATGAAAAGCCGCCGCAAAGTTCATCCCGCCGACGCCGCCAATGCGGCGGTCCTCGCCCAAGCCGTTCGCTTCGACGTGGCCTTGTTCCTCGGAACCGGGCGCTACGCCCGGGCGAGCGCGCCGACCCTTGAAGATGCGCGGATCGAGGCGATGCGCCTCGTCGCCGAGAACCCGACCCCGTTCGGCAAGCGCCTGCCGCTGATCTACGGCGTCACCGCCGAAGGCCGCTCTGCACTCGTCACCGCGAACTGAACCCCAAGCTGAAGGAGCACGACCATGACCACGGAAGCCACGACCTACGACAAGAAATTCAACGCCCAGCGCGGCGCGCAGCGGGCCGGGTTGAAGCCCGGCGAGTTCGAAGTGTTCAAGACACCCGATGGCCGCTTCGGCTGGCGGGCGATCACCGAAAGCGAGCCCGCGATCAGCATCACCGATCCGGCGCTGGCCGATCACCCGATTGCACAAGCGAACGCCGCTTCGTGGCCGAACTGCCCGAAGACCGGCAAGCGAAAGGCGATCATCGAGCAGGCGCAGGCGGGCGCGCTTCCGGCAGCGCCGGATTTCTCAAAACCGACACATGCGCGGTTTCGGGCGAAGCTCGCCAAGCTGGTGGCGCTTGCCGAGGCGGGCGATGTCGAAGGCCTCAAGGCCATCGAGATCAACCCGGTTTCGACAAGCCCGAAGGCGATGGCGCGCTATCGCGATCTGGCGATCATCGCCATCGAGGCGCGCCGCATGGCGGCGTAATCAGGGCCGAGCAGGCCCAGCGACATTCCAGAAGACGACGCGGCCCGGACCCTTCCGGGCCGTCATCGTCTCCCAAGCCTTCGCATCATAGTGCGGATCGGACGGAAACGGCGATATCGCTTTCGCGACATCGGAGAATGGGCGCGGATAGACGTGGATCGTGGCGTTCGCCACGTCCTCGGGCGCGAGTTCCCGCCCGACCTGCACGGCATGACGCCGGGCACGAGGCCATGCTTTCGCCAGCGCCCGGGCCAGCACGCCGGAGCCTGCCGCGCACCAGACTTCATCGGGATCAAGCCCGGTCGCGAGCGCGGCGTCTGCAAGGCGCGTGATCGCCTCCGGCAGATCAACTCCGAAAGGCACCAGCCGTGCGCCGCCCGCCTTTGCATAGTCCTTGGCGCGGGCTTGCACGACCGAAAGGTAGCCGGGCCGAACCGGCACCACCTTCGCGCCGAGCCTTGCCGCTTCCAGCGTTCGCGGATGTAGCTTGGCCCGCGCCGCGACGAAGATCGTCGCGCGCTTGCCGAGATCCTTCGCGACAGTCGCGAGTGCGGTCTGCGCGCCGCCCTCAGCCGGGCTGGCGTAGACGGCTTCTTCGACGCCTTCGAACAGCACCGGCATGAACCGCGCTTTCGTGCCGCCTGGAAAGAGATCGTCCCGGACGACCCAGACACCGCCATGCTCGCGAACGATGGGCGCGGTCATGACAGCGTCTCCTCGATCTCGCCGAACTCGACTTCACCGCAGGCTTCGGTTGCGCGCCGGGGATCGCCTTTGACGAAGACCAGAACGCTTTGATGGGTGCGGCCGAGTTTGCGCGCGGCGGTGAACTGGCGGCCGGTGCGGATCGGCAGCGAGCCGACCGCGGTCACGAGGATCGCCTCGTTGTAGAAGCGAGCGCCTGCGGCCTCGAAGGCTTCGGCCGTTCGGCCCGGCAGGTTGACGTAGAAGCCGCGATCATCGCGAACATCGCCCACGACCCAAACTGCGAAGCGATCATCCTTCAACCGGGCGACAGCGGCGGCAATGATCCCGGCCTGCGCCTCGAAGAACGCGGCCTCGTCCAGCGTCGAAAGATCGGCGGGATCGTCGGAATAGCGTTCGAGGTTCCAATAGGGCGGGCAGGAGAAGATCAGGTCCGCCGCGACATCCGCAGCAATTGCGCCGAGATCGCGCGCGTCGCCGACGCGCCATTCCGGCAAAGGTTCGGCGGCGATGGCGAGTTGCGCTCGGTTCGCCTCGACCTGTTCGGGCCGAAGTTCGATCCCGACATAGCGACGCCCCAGTCGCGAGGCGACGATGCCGCGCACCGAGCCGCCCGCGAAGGGATCGAGCACGGTTCCGCCTTGCGGGCAGAACCAGCGATAGGCGATTTCGCACAAGACCGGATCGAAGATCGACGTGCCGGAAGCGGTCGGCGCATCGGACGCCTCATAGTGTTCCGCGAGGAATTCCTCCGTCGTCAATTCGCGGCCGATCTCGGCCTCGCGAGCCCGCTTCTTCGCATAGAAGCCCGGATCGCCCGAGGTGTGCGACGGCATCAGCACGCCGCCATTCGAAGGCGCGCCGAGCTGATGTTCGCCGCGCATCAGATCCTGGCCGAAGGTGCGGGCGAGACCCTTAGCCATGGGCGGGTTTGTCCTTCTTGCCGGTCCAGCCGCGATCCAGCGGGCGGGGTGAGCCGCCGGGCGCCGCATTGTTCTTGTTGCGATAATGATTGAGGCCGGGCTCGGTCACGCCGTCGGCGACGCCATAGGTCGCGCCTTCGCCGCGTCCAAGTTCGGAGCGGATGCCGAGATCGATCCAGGCCCGCTTGCGATCCTGCCACCAGCCCTTGCGGGCATCGAGAACCGAGAAGGGCGGAATGCCGAAGCGCTCGGCAAGGGTCGCGCGCCCGGTTTCGGTTGAGGCATCGGACGATTGCTCTCCATCCGGCGCGCCATCGCCGCCAGTTTCGGCGTCGAGGCCATCGAGCAACCGGCCGAGTTCTTCTTCGGCAATGCCCAGAAGGTCGAGATCAAAGGCGTCTTCGTGCAGGGCGGCGATTTCGGCCTTGAGCATGGCCTCATCCCAGCCCGCATTCTCCGCGATCCGGTTGTCGGCGATCACCAGCGCCCGGCGCTGCGATTCCGACAGATGCGAAAGCACGATGACCGGAACCTCGGCGAGCCCAAGCTTCTCGGCGGCGAGAACACGGCCGTGGCCGGCGATGATCACATCATCGGCGCCGATCAGCACCGGGTTCACGAAGCCGAACTCGGCAATCGAGCCCGCGATCTGCGCAATCTGATCGCCCGAATGGGTCCGCGCGTTGCGGACATAGGGGATCAGCCGCGCAATCGGGCGGGTCTCGATGGCGAGCATTGTGTCTCCGTTTGATGCGAACCGGGGTGCGAACCCGCGAACCTCAAGGGCGGGGTGCGAACCCGGTTCGCGAACCTGCCGCTAGCAAAGGATCGCGCTGCCGCCGCCCGCATACGTTGAGGGCCGGGAAGAACCTAATCGGGGCGGGGATCGGCAGTTTCGCGCCGCATGCGTGCGTCGAATGCGCGTTGTCGTCGTGGTGTGCGTTCGAATGCGAGTGCTCTGGGGATCGTGGTGTCGATGCCTGCACCTCTCGCGATCATGCCAACAAATATCGCGAAAACCTCGGAATTTGTCTCGCTCGAAGTTCGACGAACTGGCGTCGATATGCGCCTGTTCAGCGCTGGCGAGGGCCGCGCCTGCGTCGTCGAATGCGCGTTCAAGTCGCCCCTACGCGCGCGCGAGGAGGCGTGGTTCATGACGCCTGTTTCCTCGGCTTCGGCATGCGCGCCTTGTCGTCGGCCTTGAGGCGATGGCTAATCTTGATCAGCGCGGTCGCCCACCAGCGCCAGGCTGTCGCCCTGCTCACGCCGAGCCTTCGGCAGATTGGCTTCCACCGCATGCCCTCGGCGCGCAGCCACACCACGCGCGCCTCGTCGGGTTCGAGCCAGAACAGCCAGGCGAAGCATTCGTCCATGCGGTCGATGGATTGCGGCGTCGCCCAGACCTTCATGGGCTGGCGCTCCATGGCCATGATCTCCCATGTCGTTCGCACGATCGGCGGCCACACGTTGAAATAGCCCTGCGGCTTGTCGTCAGGCAGGCGGCGCAGGGTGCGGGCGGCCTCCTCGAAGCGGTCCTCGATCTCATTCGGCGACAGCGGTCCAGACAGGCGCTTGGTCATTGTGCGCCTCCGATGTCGTTGGCGATGGCCCAGGCGAGAAGCGCCAGCGCATCGGCCTCGTTGTCGTCCTTCGGCAGGAAGCCTTGCGCCCGCACGGCGCGGATCACGTCCTCTTTCGGCGCGTTGCCCTTGCCGGTGGCATGGCGCTTGATGGTTGTCACGGGCACGCCGAGATAGGGCGCGGCCTTGCGCTCGCACCACGCGGTGAGATGGGCGAGGAAGCCGCCATAGACCTGCGCGGCAAGCGTTCCGGCATGGGCGCGGACTTCCTCGAACACCACGGCGTCAAACGGGCCAGCGTCGCGGTTGAGATCGGCGAGGAATTTCTCGAAGCGCAGAAACGCCATGCCCGCGCCTTCGAAGCGGCCAGGACGGAATTCTGTCACGCCCGAGGCAATCCGGCCCGAGCGCGGCAGCACGGCCCATCCGGTTCGGGTTCCAAGATCAAGCGCGAGGATCGTTCGCGACGGTGGCGGCGTCACGCCGGGCGCCGGCGGGATGGCGGGGTTTGCAAGGGCGAGGGCAAGCATGGGTTCCTCCTGAGCTAGAACGGGATGTCGTCGCCGCGTTCCCAATCGATCGGCGGCTTGGTTGAAGGGATTTCGGGGCGGGGATCGAGCAGCGGCGCGTAAAGCCCAGCGAAGCCCGCAGAACGGCTTCGGCGATTTCGGGCAGGCAGTTTGCGGGCGGCCTTCGTTTCGCGTTCTGTGGCCACGACAGGCGCGGCAGCACCGATCGCAAGTTTGGCGGTTGCGCCTGCGGGCCGAACCGCGGTGACTTCGGCGCCGGGGAAGGCCTCTTTCGCCGCGCGCACCGTTTCGCCGAAGGCTTCGATCGCAATCGCCACTTCGGCGAGCGTCCAGACCGCGCCCTTGCGTTCGTGTCCCAGCGCGAGGGCCTCGTCGGAATCGCGCACGATGGCGATCACCTCGCCGGTTTCGGGCAGCACGGTTTCCCAGATCGTGGGCGCGAGCGGCTTCCAACCGGCGGCGAGCGCTGCGGCATCGAGCGCATTCCAGGCGCGCAGCATCGCTTCGGCCTGGGCCGAGACCGCGGTCGAAACATCCGAACGGATCGCCTCGTCGAGGCGTTCGGCCTGAGACCGAAACCGAACGGCCAGCGGCGCATCGACAAGCTTCGGAAGGCGATCAATTCCCCACTTGCGTTCCATTGCCGAAGCCACCGCATCGAGGCGATCGAGCGAGGCCTTCGCCAGATCGGCGGCGGGCATCGACTTCAGGGCGGCCGTCATGCCAGCGCCCTCCGAGGCAAGCGCGGCGCGGCACGCCCTCGCGTGCGCGCCCGCGCGGTATCCCCGAAGGGGATACCGGCCTGTCTCCGTTTCCGTCTCCGCTTTGAAATCAACGGCTTAGCGGGACGTTTCCGCGTCTCCGCGACGTTTCCGCCTCCAATGAAATCAAGCACTTGGCGGATGTCTCCGCCGCGTCTCCGCTGTTCATTCAAGGTCATTTGAACGCCTCCTCGGGTTCATGATTTCGGCGCCGCTCGGAGCGCAGATCGCGCTCATCCAAGGGGACGATCCGCAGGCCGTAGGTCTTGGTCTTGGCGTCGAAGAGCGTGCGCTCGATCGCGCCGCCGCCCATTAGGCGGGACAGCACATCCGCGACGGTTTCGGACGCGATCCGCAGCGCCTTGCCGACGATCCCGGGCGCATAGCGATCCTTCGCTCGAGGTTGTTCGGAGAGCGGCGCGCCTGCGTTCCAGGCGGCTCGGATCGCCTCGAACAGCGCGCTTTCGATTTCGGCGGCGCGATCGGCTTGCGGCGCACGCTCGTTCGGATCGCCGGGCACCAGCGCGCCGACTTCCTCGCCATTGGCGATGATGATTGAGACGCGCTTGAACCAGCGCGCCGATCCGGACGCGAGCGACAGGTTCGCCTTCGCATCATCGAGCCGCACCCACAGGCGGCGATCCTCCGCATCAAGGCCGAACTTGTCGGCGTCGCTCTGCGACATGGCGAAGAGCGTGCGCATAATCCGCGCAACGCCGCCGAGCGACGAGGCGCCTCGCGAGGCCGACAGCGAGCCGGTCCAGGCATCGGGCGACGCCGAAGGCGGCTTGCCGGTGTGGTGGACGACGACGACCGCGCAATCGCCGCGCCGGGCCACCTCGCGCCACATGGCGGCGACGGCCTTGATCTGGGCGTTGTTGTTCTCGTCGACTTCGTGGGTTTCGACGAAAGGATCGACGATCAGGAGGCCGATGCCTTCGGCCTTCACCCGTTCGATGATGGCTTCGATATCCGGCAGGCGCACCACCGCGCCGTCCTTGGTCGCCTTGGCGATGACGAGTGGGCGCTCAGAGCCGGAGTTGAGACCGAGGCGTCCACGCAGATCAGCGGGCGCGACGTTCCATTGCTGCATGATCGCCGCCAGGCGGCGGCGCAGTTCGAGCTTGTCGTCCTCGTTGTTCCAGACCCACGCCTTGATCGTCTCGTGAACGGTTTCGCCGACGATCTCGCCGCGGCCGGTTACACCGGCTACTGCCAGCGCGATACCAAGCGTGGATTTGCCCGCACCGGGCGGCGCCACGAGCAAGGTCAGGTGACCGCGGATCGCAAAGGAGCCGACGAGCCATCGGCGGCGCGGGATCATGGCGGCGCTGGCGCCATCCTCCCATTCGATTTCGAGCGGAGGCGGCGGAAGCTTGTCCTCGATCGTCACGACTGGGTTCGGCAGGTTCCACTTGCGCCGCGCGCCCGTGATCATCGAGTTGAGCTGAAGGCGGGTCTGCTCGGGCGTGTAGCTTCGCCCGTCCGGTGCGTTGCCGATCGTCAAGGCGGGCGCGAAAGCGAGGATCTCGGCGTTCGACAATCCGCGCGCGACCCAGTTGCCGACGAGCCGAACGGCGTTGTGGTGCCAGTGATCGTTGCGCTGGATCGCGGCCAGCGCTGCCTCGACCGACAAACTGCCGATCGGCAGATCGAGTGGCGTCGGTTTCGAAGGCGCCGGCGCATCCGGTGGAGCAGATGGCTCCAACGATGCCGGAGCCGTCTGAAGGAGCGGGGCTGGAGCCGCGAAGGCCTGCTCGAGCGCCGACGCCCAATAGGCCGGCGGGCGATCGTCCTCAGGTATATGGACCTCGGTGGCCTCAACGACCCGCCCGGGCTTGAGCGGCCACGCGATCGATCCGCCGAGCCGGAGCACGCGGCCGGGGTTCGAAACGGTGCTATCGCCACCAAGCGCGAGGCCGAGCTGCGAGCAAAGCGCCTTGATTGCCGCCCCATCCCGTTCGGCATCCACAAGCCGCCACCAGAATTGAGCGCGCGTGTGGGGATGCCGGCCGGTGACGACGGTCATGGTCGCCGGCATGCCCGCCGCCTTCGTCATTCGGACCGCGGCATCGACGCGATCAAGATCGATATCGGCCCAGGCAAACGGCGCGGAATGGAAATCGGAATCAGCCGTGCGCTTCGCCAGCGCGGTGCCGGGTTTGCGGAGCGCGGCGCCGACATAGACGTTGCAGCGCTCGATGCGATTGAGCTCAGCGGCGCGGTTAACGAGTTCTTCGAGTTGATCGGTGCCGAAGAGTTGCGCGTTGCGCAGCGAGCCGGTCACCGGATCGGTCCACGCCAGTTCGACCAGCCCATCGAGCGCACCGTCGAAGCCGCCGCCGAACACCAGTTCGACATGGCGGAGCATCGCGTCGCGATCGGGCTCGATTGCTGGCGCGTGCGTCGTCATTCGCGCTCCCGCGCGTTGAAGGGTTCAGGGAAAGGCGAAGGGGCGGCGCTCCCGGTGGTCCGGGAGCGCCGAAGGATCAGAAGTCGGTCTCGTAGACCGGTTGCGGCGCAGGCTTCGCGGCGGGTGGCGGCACGTGGCCGGCAGGCGCGGGCCTCGACGTTGCGGCGGCGTTGCCCTTCCAGACTTCGCTCTCTTCGACCGGCGAGGCGTCCGGAAACTCGGCCGGGCGATCGACCCACTTCGTCAGTTCAAGCTTCGGCCGGTAGTTGGTGCCGTACTTGTCCTTCATGGCATCCGAGCCGGTGCAGGCGATCACCGGCACCTTGCCGCGGTTCTCCGTTCGCCCGGACTGTTCCTCGAACACCGCATAAACATCACGGATTGCGTTCGAGACATGGATCGAGGCCGACGCCATCTCGACGGCGCCGCCGAAGAACTTCGGCGAAAAGGCCATCACCACGAAGCCGCGCTTGAAGCCCTCGCCGGGATTTGGCGCGGTGCGGTCCAGCGCCGGATCGATCAGGCGTTGGGGCGCTTGCCCGTCCGCGAAATGCAGCCAGCCGGTGCGGATGTTCGCGAGGTCGAGCAGGAAGGTGGGGCGAGCGATTTCCAGATCGCCGCCGCCTTCGGCGCGGACAAACCACTTGTCCGACTTGGCGTTGTACTTGACGTAGGGCCGGATCGCGCCGGACGCGCCGATATTGAGGGCCATTGCTTGTCTCCTTTGAGCGGTGAGCCTTGAGCGGTTCACGGGTTCAGAACCCGAAGACATCCCGGCCAGCCGCGCGAACGGATGGGTCCGACCAGTAGAAACTGTCGAAGTCCGGAACGATGAGACCCGCGAGCTCGCGGGCGTCATGGGAGAGGGCGAGGAAGCGCCCGAGCGAGAGGGCGATCAGCCGAAGCGCCGCCAGATGGGCGCGCACGTCATCGCCCGACATTTCGAGAACCTGGACCTGCCGCCCATCGCCCTTGGCCGGAGCGGGTTTGGCGTAGGCGAAGCGCATCCCGAAATTGCCATGGGCGGTGGCATAGACCGCGCCCTGGCGTCCGTGGCTCGCGCCGATCGCCGATGGCAGGCGCTCGGTGGTCTTGAGATCGACGATCAGGCCATGGGCCGAGAACCGCCAATCGACGAAGCCGATCACCGGCACGGCGATATCGTCCAGCCGGATTTCGACCTTACCCTGATAGCCATCGGCATCGGGCATGCCATATTGCCGGAGTTCGGCGAGCGCGCCGCGCACATAGCCCGGCAGCTTCTTGCGTTCCTCATCGCGGCGCGGATCGGGATTGAGCGCGGTCTCGCGATCGAAGGCGCTTTCCGCTTCCGCGATGCAGGCCTCAACCGGAAGCGCCGGATCGTGCAGGCCGATATTGACGCCGGCCTCGACCGCCTTGCCGCGCGCGGCGGGAATACCCGATGGCGATCGCCGCCCGAGCAGGCGTTCCATGATCCAGAGCGCTGGTTCCGCCGCCCAGAGATTGAGGGACGAGGCGGAGAGGTGGCCGATGCAATGCCGTTCGAAGGGGTTGCTCATCGCACGTCCCCACGGATCAGGATCTCGGCGCCGCGTTCGATCAGATCGGACGGAGTTTCGAGGAATTCGACATCCTCGTCGCGAAACGCCACGCCGAGTTTCAGTTCGACATCACCGACGAATTCCAGCCGGGCAACCGGATCGATCTGCCACAGGCGATCATCGGCGGACGGGTGTTCGCCGAAACGCTCATAGAAGGCGGAGCGGACGGCATTGGCGGCGAGCGCGCGGGCTTCAAGCCGCTCGGCGACAAGCAAGGGCGCGATCATCGGGCGGAACCCGTGCGCTTCGAGACGACCGGCCCGCGTTCCTGGGCGATCATCCATTCGCGGAAGGCATCGGCGCGATAGAAGACGCGGCGGCCGATCCGAACGAGCGGGGGGCCGATCCGGCGGGTTTGCCAGCGTTGCAGCGTTGCAGCCGAGATCCCCAGCGCTTCGGCGACCTCGCGCCGACCCATCCAGCCTTGCATCAGGGCGGCGGAGCCATCCCCGTTTCGTTGCGCGTTAACTTGATCGTCCATGCCCGTTTCCCTGCGCTTTTGCGGTTCCGATGACCGCAAAGGGACCACGGCGGGCCGGCGTCAGGCAGGGTTGAAACGGGCGCAAACAGGGCGGAAACAATCGGCTACGGGCAGAAAGCCGGGCCGAAAACGGGCGTAAACACGGCCGGAAAGAGCTAAAGCCGGGTTCCGTCCGCCTCAGTTCATCGGCAGCGGCAGGGCGCGCCCACGCACCCGTCCACAGCCTCGCAGCATCGCCGCCGAAGAATCGACTCGACTCGCGAACAGAAAGAACATATCAAGAACTCACTGTTGACCAATCGGGTTATGAAGGGAGGCGGAGATGGTTCTGGCCATCACCTATGCAAGCACGGCGGCAGGCGATCCCCATCGCTTGAGCGCCCAGACAATCGGCCGGATCGCGAGCGATATCCGCACCCGGCTATTCGGCATTCAGCCGAAGCCGATCGAGGTGGCGGCGCTGATCGCCCGGACCACGCGCCTTGCGGTCAACGGCAAGCCGATCAGCCTGTCCTGGGGCCTTGATCGCCCGATCCACGATGAGAACGGCCACGAGGCGCTCGGCGTTTGCGAGAACGATCCCGAACTGCCCGACACTGTGATGATCAGCATCAACGCCAGCCTGCTGGCTCATCAGCCGGAGGTGATCCGGTCAACCGCCGCGCACGAGTTCGCGCATGCCATCTTCGACATGCCGGTGGCGATGGGCGGCAATATCCGGCGCACCTTCCGGACCTCGGCCGCGCCCGCCATCGCGAAGCCCGGCGCGCCGATCGATTGGGTCGAATGGCGGGCTGACGAGTTCATGGGCGCGTTTCTGGTTCCGGCCGACAAGCTGGCGCGCGTGCTGCCGAAGCACGCGAGCGCCCTTGATCTGCCGTTCCGCTGGCGCGCTGCGCCGGACGGCCGATCCGTGCCCTTCGTCGATCTTGATCCAAGCGAGGGCGCGCTGGGCCTGTTCGTTGACGATCTTGCCGAAGCCTTCGGCGTCACCGCCGCCTTCATGTCGGTGCGGTTGGCGAAGGGCGGCTTTATCGGCCGGCGTTTCGAAACCGGGAGTGCGATCTAATGGCCTTCGGTCAAACTGTCCGCTTTCACCGAAATCAGAAGGGCTTCGGCCTGAACGAGTTCGCCGAGCGCCTGGGCGTTTCGCCGGCCTATTGGAGCCGGGTCGAGCGTGAACAAGAAAACCCGCCGCGCGACGATCTCGTCGAGCGTGTCGCCGCCATCCTTGAGGTGAAGCTCGACGATCTGTTCTGCGAGGCCGGGCGTCTGCCGCCCGATCTTCGGGGCGACATCAAGGCCGTGGTCACGCTCTACCGGCGAAGCCGCGACACCAGGAATTCCAACAGCAAATGATGACCATGAACCACTGACGAGTTCGAACCAATGCCAGCACCGCCCCGTTCCTTCCTGACCGTCACCGACACCGCGATCCGCTGGCAGATTCCCGCCCTCGACATTGCGGGCTGGGCAATCGACGGCGAGATCGCACTTTCGGCGCTGCTGCCGACCGTGGAGACGGCCGACAAGCAGATCGCATCGGGGATCGTGGAGATCGACGGCGCGGACGTGGTGACGCTGTTCCGGCGCGACGGCGCAGCGCGCAAGCCCGCGCTGGTCCGTCGCTTCCGCCGCTCGAAGAAGTCGGAATGGGAATGGATCGCGCGTCCGGTTGACGGCGTGCCCGTGACCGCTGCGGACGTAATCATCATGCGGAAAGAGTTCGAGCGCTGCGAGCGCGCCTGGGGATTGTTCGACGCCGGCGCGTCGGAAAACGGCGCGAAAGCGGCCAGTTCCGCGAAGCGTGCAGGCGGGCCGGGCGCGCCGCCCAAGCACGATTGGGACGCCTTCGCCGGCGCCATCGCCCGCCGCGTGCACGATCACGGTATGCCGGTTAGCCAGGGCGAGCTGGTACGCGACATGATGGATTGGTTCGCGGGCCGGGAGGATTTCCCGCCGCCCGACGAGCGCACAGTGCGGCGGAAGGTGTCGGCGATTTGGAGGGAGCTCAGGTCCGAACACTGTTAAATACGCGCTTCACTCCGCCCGTTTCTATTGTGGAGGTATATTCGGGCGCACTGGGGTAAGGATCAATTATCAAATCTTCGAGAAGTCACGCGAGAGAAGGCCATGTCAACAGCTTCATATGGGTTCGTTCACCTGGGGCGCACCTTCCACGAACTGGCAAAGCATGCACGCGCGAGCGATTCTTTTGACCTTGACCAAGCTTTCTTCACCGGTTCCCGTCTTCAATGGAACGATCTGCTGAGAGGCTATCGGACCATCATCTTGTCCGAGGCTGGATCAGGCAAGACCGAGGAGATACGTCACATCGCCAATAAACTCCGTGCCGAAGGGAGGAAGGCGTTCTTCCTTCGGCTCGAACACATCTGTGACGATTTTGAGGAGGCGTTTGAGGTCGGCACCTTCGATGAATTCAAAGAATGGCTCGCTTCCACCGACGAGGGCTGGCTACTCTTGGACTCCGTCGATGAAGCGCGGCTTCGCAACCCCGGCGATTTTGAGCGAGCTGTTCGCAAGCTTGGCCGTCGCATTCAGACTGCGAGCACGCGAGCGCGTATCGTTCTGACAGGCCGCACAAGTGCATGGCGCGCCAAGACCGATCTGGAATTGTGCGAACGTCACCTTCCGATCGCCCCCGAGACCACGAAGGTCACAGTGGTCAATCCGTCCGCCGAAACCTCTCTGGACGATCTGCTCGATCTCGATGCCCTCGAAACAGAAGAGTCGAAAGAAGAAGAAGCACCTTCGGGTTTCCGAATTGTCGCTCTCGACGATCTCGCAACGTCCCAGATCGAAACGTTTGCGCGGGCGCGCGGCGTGACCGACACGCGAACTTTCCTAGAGGAGATCGAACGCGCCGATGCGGAATCCTTCACGACGAGGCCGCAAGATCTCGAAGAGCTTGTCGAGTTTTGGAAAAAGGAACACCGCATCGGCACACGCCTCGAGCTTATGCAGAACAGTGTTCAGCGCAGGCTAGAGGAACGCGATCAGAATCATCGAGAAGCGCAGCCCCTGGCGGCGAATCGTGCTCGCGAGGGAGCGAGGTTGCTTGCTGCAGCATCGATTCTGGGAAAAGAGCCAACTATCCAGGTGCCGGACGGGTCCCATAACAACAAAGGCATCCCCGTTCAGCTGGTCCTCCCCGGTTGGGATGACCGCGATCAGCAAACGCTCCTCTCGCGGCCGATATTCGACGAAGCCATCTATGGAACCGTCCGGTTTCATCATCGCTCAGTTCGCGAATTCTTAACAGCCGAGTGGCTGGCGCACCTGCTCCAGCGATCTGCCTCACGCCGTCAAGTTGAAGCTCTTCTGTTTCGGGAACAGTACGGTGTGGAGGTCATCGTGCCCACGATGCGGCCGGTGCTCCCTTGGCTTGCCATTCTTGACGAGCGCATCCGCGAACGCGTTCTGCGGATTGCGCCCGAAGTTCTCTTCGAGGGTGGCGACCCGAGCGCGCTTCCACTCACCACGCGCAAGGCCATTCTATCCGATGTGTGCAAGGAGATTGCATCCGGGAAGTCCGGCCGTAGCGCCCTCGATTATGCCGCTGTGCAACGCTTCGCGAGCCCGGAACTGGCCGAAGACATTCGTGCTCATCTCAGGACCTATGCTGCGAACGCTGAGATCGTCAGCTTTCTCATAAGGATGGTCTGGCTAGGACGCCTCGACGTGCTGAAGGATAAAGCCAAAGCCTTGGCTATCTCCCCGAGCACGGCCCAATATACGCGTGCCGCCGCAATACGCGCGACCCGGGCGGTTGCAACGACCCAGGACCTAGACGATTTGCGCGCGAGCTTCCTGACCGAAGCACCCGTGCTCAACCGCGATTGGCTCAGCGAGATCGTTGCCGCGTCTAGCCCGGCGCCCGAAACAGCCGCGTGGCTTCTGGATGCGTTGAGTAAAGTAGCCCCGAAGCAACGCTTTTCCGTCGACTCTCTGACGGATGCTGTCGCACGATTTGTCGAAACTGCTCCCGTCGAGCTTCTGCCGAGCCTTGCTGCGGGCCTCAATCTTATGCTGGCAGACCCCCCGTTCATCGAGCGGGGCTTTTGCGACGTATCGAAAAAGAATGCGTGGCTCATCAAGCCTGCCTCCGTCGCCGCTGAGCGGCTGATCCGGGAACGACGGGCGGAAGCGCTCGAAGAGCCCACGCTCGGCATCCTTCACAAGTTCAGGGCGATCAGGGATTGGGACGACGACCTTCGCGACGTGAAGGCCGAATTCGGAAAGCTGGTCCCAGCGTGGCCGGAGTTCAACCGCGCGGCATTCTGGTATGACGTACGCACCTTGCGAGAGAGCATTCACTATACCAAGCATGAGCGTCGCCTGACTTACTTCTGGCAGGCCGCAACACTGGGAGCTCATTGGGAATTCGGGGTGGATGACTTTGGCTATGCGGCCGACGCCATCGGCACCTTGACCGGGCAAGACGACAAGCTAGTTGCACTCACGCTCGCGTTTGACATCTACATGAAAGGCAATCGGCCGCCGATGTGGCCGAATCAGCTTCGCGAGCTTGTCCGCGGCAACACCGAGCTTGAAGAACGTCTTGATCAACTTCTCAACCCGCCCGTAAGCGAGCACGACCGCGAAGAGAAGAAGTGGCAGAAGCGCGCCGCCGCGAGGGAGAAGAAGGAACGCGACGATCGCGCAAAATCCAAGGATTTCATCCGTTCGCACGTTGAGCTCGTTCGTGCGCCGCAGCTCAAAACCCCAACCGACATATCGACGGCTCAGTGGTATCTGCACGAACTCCTCCGCGAAAAGGCCGAGAGGGCAAACAGGTGGACTGTTGGCCGTTGGCGCGAGCTCATTCCTGAGTTCGGTGAAGAGGTGGCGCAAGCCTACCGTGAGGGGGTTACTAACTACTGGCGCAAGTATCGACCTGCGCTCCGCTCCGAAGGCGCACCAGCCAACTCGACGCCGATTTCTGTCATCTTTGGTCTTGCGGGTTTGGATATCGAAGCGGCGGAAACGCCCGATTGGCCGTCGAACCTATCGAAGGATGAGGTGCTCATCGCCTGCTGCTACGCTGCCCATGAACTGAATGGCTTGCCGCCGTGGTTCCCGAAACTGTTCGAGGCCTATCCCGGGATTGTTGGCGATTTCCTCCTGAATGAAATCAAGCAAGAGGTGTTGTCAGAGAAGCCGGATGAAGAGTCCCACTATCTGCTCAGCGACGTGAGTTGGTCAGGACAATGGGCGTGGGAGCAACTGGCACCAGCCATTCTGGGGATCCTCCGCGCCGACGACGTCCGCAATCTCTTCAATCTCGGCAAGATGCTGGCCATCGTTCAAGGTAGCACGTCGGTTTCCGACGAGGATCTCGCCTCGCTCGCGAAGCTCAAGGCCCGGCAGGCCACCGATACCGATGTTGCGGCGACCTGGTACGCGGTCTGGGTCGGTGTAGACCCGGAGGACGCGATATCCGCGGTCACAACACACCTTGCATCGGTCACCGATGCCACAGTGCAGACAGCGTTCGCGATGACCTTCGTTACACGGATACTGGGCGGGCACCGCTCGGAATCAACGGGTGTTCGGCAGCGGTACGCCACGGCAAAGCACTTGAAGAAACTGTTTCTCCTGATGCAGCTCTATATCCGCGAGGACGAAGATATCGATCGAGCGGGCAGTGGCGTGTACTCGCCAGGGTTGCGCGACAATGCTCAGGACGCCCGCAACGCCCTCTTCAATCAGATAAAGCAGATCCCCGGTAAGGAGGCCTACGTGGCCCTTGCCGAGATAGCAATCCAGCATCCGCGTGCCTCATCGCGACCATGGCTTGCTTCCCACGCGCGGTCAAAGGCTGAGCAGGATGCAGACCTCACACCTTGGTCGCCAGCACAAGTAAGGGGCTTCTACGAACACCTAGACCGAACGCCGACGAACCACCGGGAACTCGCCGATCTCGCAATCATGCGTCTTCTCGATCTCAAGGACGATCTCGAGAACGGCGACGACAGCGTTGCGAAAGTCCTTCAGCGCGTTCAGGAAGAGACTGAGATGCGCAACTATCTTGCGCACGAACTACGTGAGAAGGCACAAGGCCGATACACGATTACGCAGGAGGAGGAGTTTGCCGACGACAAACGCCCCGATTTGCGGTTCCACGGCGCTGGTTTTGATGCGCCTGTGCCGGCCGAACTCAAGTTGGCGGAACGTTGGACAGGACCGCAGCTGTTCGAGCGTCTTGAGAACCAGCTTTCGGGCGATTACCTGCGCGACAATCGATCCGCGCGCGGCATCTTCGCTCTAGTGAACCGAACCGAGGAACGCAAATGGCAACTTCAATCAGGGGAGCGAGTCGACTTCGACGGACTACTTCAGGCGCTTCGCGCCCACTGGATATCAATTGCAAACAAACATCCCCATGTCGAGGACATCACGGTTATAGGTATCAGCCTCTTGACGAGGTTTGAGTAAACAGATCGTCTGCGATCAAGTGCACATAGATTTGGCTTGAACACCCGCATTTTGAACTAATGTGGCTTAGCCCGAAGCATATCTCCGACCTGTTCAAGCCCGGCGCGAAGGGGATCGTCTAGCAGGTGGGCATAACGCTGTGTGGTCTGGACCTGCGTATGGCCGAGAAGCTTGCCGATCATCGGCAGCGTCATGCCTCCCGAAACGAGCAGCGACGCGAAGGTGTGGCGCAGATCATGGATGCGGACGGCAGGCAATTCGGCCTTCGCCCGGACATCTTCCCAGAACCGCTTGATGTCCTGAAGCGGCTTGCCTTCGGCATCGCCCGGAAAAACCCACTCGTAATCTTCGGGCACGCGCAGCCGGATCGTGCGCAGAAGCGCGACGGCGGAGGCGCTGATCGGCGCGCGATGCAGACGGCGCTGCTTCGTGGTGGCGGCGGGCTTGATCCAGACGGCGGCGTCGAGATCGAATTGGTCCCAACGCGCGTTCAGCACTTCGCCGCGCCGCGCGCCGGTCAGCAGGATCAGGCGCACGGCATCGGCAGCGCGCCTGTTCGGATGGGCATCGAGCGCGGCGGACAGCCGCCCGATTTCCTCGGTTGAGAGATAGCGATCCCGGGGTGCTTCGGCGTTGCGGGCGAAGCCTGCGGCGGGATTGTCGGCGCGGATGCGCCAGCGGATCGCAAGGTTGAACATCTTGCGCAGGATTTCGCCAACACGGTTCGCCCGCACCGGCGTCGGCTTGCGGCCCCGTTTTCCAGGCGTGCCACCGGCGATCTGGCGCAGCAGTCGATCCACATCATCGGGCTGGATCTCCGCCGCCTTGCGCGGACCCCAGGCCGGTTCGACCAGCTTGCGCAGCATCGACGCCTGATCGTCCCGGTTCCGCTTCGCGAGCTTGGCAGCGTGTTCTTCGAGATAGCGGTCGATCAATTGTCGCACGTTGGGCGACTCCCGAGCCTCGTCCCGTTCGGCCATAGGATCACGGCCCTGATCGATCTCGCGCTTGAGGCGCTTGGCCTCTTCCCGGGCGGCGGTGACCGACCAATCCGGCCACGCCCCGATGGTGAGGCGGCGTTCCCGCGCCTCGATCCTATAGGTCAGGATGAACGCGCGCGTTCCGCCGCTGGTGATCCGGACCCCGAAGCCGATCACCTCCTCGTCGTAGACGATGATGTTTTTCTGCTTCGGCTGAAGCCCTTTCACATAGCGTTCGGTGAGGTGCGCCTTCAT